TATTTGTGGAAGATGGTATTGGTATACTGCCCAATGAACCCACAAAAATAATGTAGGTATTACCACAGTGACTTGATTGTCGGGTCCCTTAGTATAGGGCCATGACAGATAGACATGACAAGTTTCGGGATAGAGACCTTGACCCTCACACACCGCTTGATTGCGGTAAGTGTGGGGGATTGGGTTTTCTGGACTTTCCTCACAGTGGTGACGATCACAACGTCTGTGATTGCATCAGAGATGACCTCAATCAAATGATCTCATCAGATCGGCGGGGCTTGGCCGCTGCCTAGCGGCTTTCGCCTTCTTGTTCTCAACGATTCTTTGACGATATAGGGGTGAAGCCAGGGCGGCAGCAGCGGATGACCGCCGCTTATTTATAAGCCTCTTTTTTTGCCGTTTCATACCGCGCTCTCAATCTCATCTTCCTCAGGATTTTGGTGTGCTTGTGCCAGCAAAACTGATTGAGCGCACCGAAGAAGCGCATCAACCGCAACCAGCAATCGAATCTAAAACGTAACAAAGCCATAGGTGTTCGCCTACTGTGGGTCTCCCCTTATGGTGTGACTGTCAGGGACGTTATGTTGGCATCCTTGAGGCGTTGCTGGTCGGTCTTATAGAAGCTGTCCTCTAGCTTCAGACCGGCGTCGAGCCACGCTTTGCCCATGTCTGTAAAATGAATGCCAAACTTTGCGCGAACTGTACCAGATTTCGTCTTACCAGTCGATGATTGCGGATAGGTTTCTGCTATCCGTTTGCTGACCGTGTTGGCGACAACCCGCGTAGAACGAGCAGTGTCCTCGCCAGACATGGAAGCCAGATAACCTTTGTATGCTCTATGGATATCGGGATTCTCAACTGCACAACTCGCGTTAGTTTTGACAAAGGCTTCCTCCAGAAACACACCGAGGGGGTCTTGATCTGCTTTGATCTCTTCTGCTTTCGCGTTCAGACAGTTTGGGATTTTGAAGAACCCCCGTTGTCTGGCATCAGCCAGTCGAGCGATGAGCCGGTTCAGCAGAGCGGGAAGTTCTGCCGCCAGCTTGTCCCGCAGTGTCGGATCGTCTTGTTGATTGGTGATCACGGTATCGCATGGCACAAAGAGCATCCTGTCGTAGACAGCGTCTGACGTGTCCTTGATCACCGGCAGCGAGTTCCCGGCCATGCCTACGGTCATATTCAGTCGGGTCTCTATCGGGTTCTTCATCTTGACTTTGATGCTGATGGGTTCGTTGGTGATGACCCTCTTCATAACCGAGTCATTCATGACCGAGCCGACAGCGATCTCATCAGACAGCCAGACAGCTTTGTTAAGCAGAGCCATAGAGCCGAACCCATCTGTCTCACTCAGGCTGATTGCAGTAGCCCGTGCCTCACCAAATATCTGACGGGGTAAATCCAAAATCGTGGACTTCCCGGTGCGTCTTTCGCCATAGAGGAATAAGCACTTGGACAAAGCCCTTGGCTTGTTATGGCGCAAGAGTGTGCTAGCCATCCACTCCTCAAGAAGCGTGATAACGTCTGTCCTCTCACCAGACGGGATGTGATTCATGACTTGAGCCACAGTCTGATCCCATGTCGAACAGTTAGTCTGTGTATCATCGAACTCGACAGCTAGGAGATTGTCCTCCCTCAGATACCAGTTCTTCTGGACTGTGACAGGTTTGCCTTGATCTAGATCGTAGGCGAGGTTGTTCGATGCGATGATGACGTTGCCTACATTGCACCATGCGATGTCCTCTTCATGGACAAACATCATGATGGCTTCAAGTATCTCGCCTCGTACTGATTTCGATGGCACCCGTCCAACGGTTGCGCGATACCATCTGTCGATAATTGTTTTGATCCAGACAGGATCACGCTCAACCCAGACACCGCGTGTCTGAAAAACGTACCATGCGTCCTCAGTGTGGAGGATGTCCTCCCCTGTTGCGCGAAGCTGGTCATCAACAATCGATTCGACAACGTCTGCCAACAAGCCAAGCACACTGGCTGGCTTGCCGTTCGCCAACTGACCGGCGACATAACCTCTGATGCGTTCAGTCGCATTCATTGGTGGCAGTGGTGCTAGGCCCTCAGGCATTCTCAACCTCCCTCTCATAAATACGATTGACGATTGAGATCATCTCGCGATCAGGCAACGTGCAGCCGTGATGTACCAAAGTCCGAAGCTGTGTCTCTGGGTCCACGCCTTGTCTGGCCCACCACCCTGCTAGTTTGGTGACACAGTTGTTGCGTCCCCCGAACTCATTAGCTGATCCCTCAATAGAGAGATTATCCAAGACAGCTTGCCAGTCGGTCACCTTGCGGACGTTGTCGAGCAAGCGATCTGCGAAGGCTTCGATGGGGTCCTCATTGCGCTTCAGCCAATCACGCATGAACCCGAATGACACCTCTGCCTCAGGGTTATGGTGCAAAATGGATGCCTCTACGGGTGGGTCATATTTGTGGTTAAGGGTTCCGACAAGCCTCAGGGTGGCGGCAATGTGGGTGGGCGCAGGGTCTGCCCCCAAGAAGCTAGCCAGCTTGCGGTTGATCTCTTCAGCCTCAAACAAGGCAAGCCCAGAAGCTGGGTTGTTCAGCCGCCAAAACATATGTACGCCGCCGCCGCTATTCACAATGAATGTTGGGTCAGGCATGGGATCACTCTCATTCTCAACGAAACTGATCTCATCAAAGGGCCGGTCAATATCTACCCAGAGGTGGCAGACCTCCTCGACATCCCGCTTGGTGGCGGTAGATGCATGGGTCTTCATTCGGCCTTGGCGAAGGTGGATACCCCAGCCGTCTGCCTCACGGGATTCAACCCAATCGAAAAAGTCTGCTGAGAGGTCGGCGGAAAAGGTCTCAGCCCTCTCGCCTTTGAAGGCGTGGAAGACCAGCTTGCCGTCTTGTTTGTGCTGATAAATGTCGGTTAAGAAGTCTGCGATAGTGGCCTTGTTCATCTGTACATTCTCCGTCTGTCAACGATTCCATAGATGATAAGCCCTATGTTTTATTATTTCAATGTGTCTGTCGCCACTATGGGTAATTAGTTTGTCTGCCACTATATGTGGTGCTATAATTCAATCGTGGTGCGGTTTTCTCCCTGTCCACACCACATTCTGTAGTCTGTCATCCCTGGCGAGGTCGCATTTAATTATGTGGCCTCGTCTTTTTTCGGACAGAATACTCATTTTAATGTTGTGTTCCTCCCGGGGTCTGTTAAAAGGGTACTTGATTATTTGAACTCACGTTTTGACAGACAGGCAGAAACAAGATGACAGGCTCTCCCTTCGATCTCATTCGGCGCTATAACCGCCACGTCCTCACCAACCGCATCAGACCAGACTGGCCCGACAGCTTCCCGGTTCAGCCCTTCGATCATCAGATCGACGGGGCTTGTGCGTTCTTGGAAAGCGATGGGCGCATGATGCTGGGCTGGGAAATGGGCAGCGGAAAGACCATAGGCGCGGCCTTGATTGCTCACGCGATCAACGCTGGTCCAATGGTGATGTTCGCCCCCGCTTCAGTCCTCCTTCAACACAAGCGTGAAATGCAGAAGGCGTTACCCAATCGCGAGATACACATCTTCAAAGATAAACTGGAGGTCACCGATGCAGACAACGCTCTCATCCTTGTTTCATATCACCGAACAAAGGGGTTTAAGGAATGTCTCAAAACCCTGCCGTTTAGATTTGAACTTGCTGTTCTTGACGAAAGCACTTTCATCAAATCCCACAAAGCGAAGCGCACCAAGGACATTGAAGCGATGCTTCAGAGTATCCCTCTGGTGCTTATGCTTAGTGGGACTCCTATCCTTAACCGTCCTGTTGATCTCTTCACTCAACTCCGCATCACAAACCCCGACGCCTTTAAAGACTGGTGGCGTTTCACTCGTAGGTACTGCAACGGACACCAAGGACCTTTTGGCTATTTGGCAGACGGACTGAGCCACGCTGACGAATTGGCATCACTCACAAAGTCCGTCATGCACCGTGTCCTCAAGAGTGAGTGCATGGATTTGCCGCAGAAAATCCGCACCAAGTTACCCGTGAAAATTGCCGCAAAAGAATACGATGACTGGCATCAGGAGACACTGGATGTCGGGATGCAGAAAGCGGTCCACGCATACGACTGGTATGTGGATTGGAGAACCAGTAACCCTGAGGGCAAGCTGGTTATCTTCACCACTCATGTGGATGTTGCGAAACATATTGCCGCTGCTATCGGCAACGAGCGTTGCGTCTTCTTTACAGGTGAGACCCCACAGTCTGAACGTCAGAAACTCATTCACCGTTTCGAGCATGATCCCTTCGATAACACGTCTGCGCTAGTCGCGACGATTGGGGCTGGCGGTATGGGGCTGAACCTTCAGTTCGCTGACACCCTTCTCTTTGTCGAGATGGATTTCTCTCCGATGCTCATGTTGCAAGCTGAAGATCGTATCCATAGGGCTGGCATGAAGAGCGATGTGAACATCAACTATATGGTCGCGGAGGATACCTATGATGAGAAGCTATTCCGTTTGCTGATTAGTAAGTACGGCATGGCTCACCGTGTCATCGACGGACTGTTCGACAAGGATCAGAACGTCTTTGCGGAAGTGTTCCAGCAAACCCGCGCAACCCTAGTCGATGAGGTGGCCTGATGGATACCTGTGTGATTTGCGATAAAGAGGCAGACGTGAAGATGCGCGGTGTTCCCTACTGCTCTGATCATAGCCTCGTTCACATGGTCATGGGGATGTCTGACTCCTCAGAGCCAGAACCTCAAGCCGTTCAACTGGAGTTGCCACTTGGTTAATCAACTTCTCACCTCAGTAATAGGGCTTTCATACCCTGCTCCGCTGATTGTGAGTCGGAGCCATCAGTCCTGGCTCAAAGAAGTTCTGCTGTTCGCAGTTAGGAGAGTTGATGCGCGGAGATTGATAACCTCTCGCGCTCCTCTAAAGGGCTTCACGACTTCACTAGACCAGAGGGGGAATGGGTCTGTTCGCGCATCCTCGTTCCCTCTCTGGGTTTTTTCTGACAGACAGACAGACGGAGAACTTACAAAATGAGACTGGATAAATTGATCGACGCACTCAGAGACCCTAACGAATTTCTGTTTCACGAAATTAAGATGACTCTAACTGAGCGGAACTCTTTCCTCAGTTACTTAGGGCTTTATGGCGTGGCAAGGCATGGGCCGCCGCAACTTTTTGATTTTGGTTTAGTCCCAGACAAGCAGATTGGCAGGGAGGCGAAAGTTATTTTAGAGCCGTTGTATGAGGGCTTCGTTAGGCTCCCTGCACCCGTCTGTGTGTTCAAACGCGATTGGTTAGGTAGCAAGGAGTATGGGTCAAATCATTTCCTTCAAGCACTTACTGATGAGGAAAATGTAAGTAACTTTCATTCATTCCTCAGGGGTGATGGCCGCAATAAATTCTCAACCTACACACTGGTTTATGAACTCTATAAAGCGACTGGCACTGAAGAAAAGATAACCTACGAAGACCATGAGAGAGCCTTTCAAGGAATATCTTATCACGATTTCTGTATCCATCATAACACAGGTGAATGGCTCTGGGATGGCACTGGCTATGAAATAGACGTTATGGGGCAGGACGCTCAACTCGAATGGCATCATAAAAAGCGCATAAGCTACAAAGGTCAGAATGGGCTTGAAGCTGACCTCTTCACTGACGAACACTTTAATCAGAATGCCGTCAGGACTTCACGTCATATGCTTGCGTGTCTCTCACGTTTGAACGGTTTGGGTGTGGGGCGTGAGACCTATGTTGCTCCACCAAAGCTCAACAAGTCACGGATCAAAAAGGGCAAGACGCCTCTTTCGGACTACACCAAAGTCCGCATTGCGCCATACCGCGCACCGTTAGGCCACAGCGGACCACACGATGAGGTCAGTCGGAAGCGTTTCCATTTTCGGCGCGGCCATATCAGACACTTCCAGAATGGTGAGAAGACATGGGTGCGTCATGCCCTAGTTGGAAACCGCGAGGACGGCGAAGTCACTCATGAGTATGAGGTGAGGACGTGATTAACTTTACCAACATCGTGAATGAAAACATTCACAACACATCAGCATCAAAGACGTGGGGTGGACATGACCGCTCCCAGACAATCGGTGCGTCTGAGATTGGTGGATGTTTGCGAAGGCTTGTCTATTCCAAACATGGGGTGGAGCAGGACGCAGACTTTTTCCAAGACTTGGGTGCAGCAGAGCGCGGCAACGTAATCGAAGACTGGCTCGACAATCTCCTAAAGGGTGGTCTCCCCGACAACGTCAAGATCATCTGGTCTGGCAAGAAGCAAAAGACGCTGGTGCATGGCAAGCAGTCAGCGACACCTGATGGGCTTCTGTTAAGCACAGACGGTGATCCGTTTGAGATTGAGATCGATGGTCAAACTTATAAGGGGACTTGTGTCTACCTTGAGATCAAGAGCATCGATCCCCGCCCCTTCGACAACCTCAGTGAGCCGAAGGCCCAACACGTCACACAGTGTCGGCAGGGTATGCACCTGACCTACATCACATCCAAGAACAAGTACGCCCCAAAGTTTGCTGTAATCATCTATGTCAATGCCAGCTTCTTGAATCAGATCAAGGTCTTCAAGGTCGATATGCACACGGACATAGCGCAGCATCTTGAGGTCCGCGCAAACTCTGTGTGGTCTGATTACACGCCAGACAAACTGCCGATCCCTGAGGGTAAGATCGAAGGCGGCAAGGAATGTATGTACTGCGCTTGGCGCAAGCGATGCCAGAACATTGAGGTATCCAGCATCCCGACAAACGAGAATTCAAATTACGTTGAGGCGGTTGAACACCGTGTTCGTGATCTCGCCATCAAACGAAAAGAACTTTTCGCAGTTACCAAGTCTGACGGTGTCCGCTTGAAGGAGATCGATCAGGAAATCATGGAAGTACTGCGGGAGGCAGACACACGAAAAGTGTCTGGAGACTGGGGGTCTGTCACTGCGTTCAGTGCCAAGTCCCCTCCCCGATATGATAAGGCGTTGTTTGAGAAGCAGGGGCTGGACCCCAAGGAGTTTCAGACATCAGGTGATTATTCATCACGGCTTAACATATCACTCAAGTACTGATTGTTGACAGACAGACAGAACAAAGAAGTAACCGCAAACCGAGAAGGAACTCACAAGATGAGCCAAGCACTCCAAGAAAATCCAACCCCAAGTTTCGATGTAGCACTGGCCGACAAGTTGGTCAATGACATCGATAGCCTCGCCTCACGCATGACCGTAGGCGGGACATCATTCGTCAAATTTAAGAAGGGCGATTGGGTAGTTGGCAAAGCCGAAGACACGTTCCCCGAGAACAAATTTGAGGCTGTGCCTAACTTACCGCAGATGAAGCACGGCTGGGTGTGTTGGAAAGACGGCCAACTGGTAGACGAACATTGGGTTACCGTTGGCGAAACCCTCCCAGAGAAATCGGCATTGCCTGATCACGGTCCTTACGCTCAGTCGAACGATGGGTGGCAAGAGAACTTCCGATTCGATCTCAAGATTTTGGCGACCTTGGGTGTGCCAAGTGAGATCAACGGTCAGTTCACTGGTGCATCGAAAGGCGCACAGTCTGCCATTGGTGCAATGATGAAGCAGTGGGTAGGCGACTGTAAGGACGGCACGGCGGCGGGTAAGGTTCCTGTCGTTACGTTCTCTGCCGATCACTACAAGCACTCTAGCTATGGGAAGGTGAACATCCCTAAGATGACCGTTACGCGGTACATCGAACAGGGGGCAATGTCCTCAAGCCCAGAGCCAGAGGCTCCCGCTCCGAAGACCTCTAAGAAGAAGCCCAACTTAGAGTAGTGCCATCGTTGGAAGAGGTTTTGGGTGGTGGCTCACAAGCCACCCCCACCTTCCACGATTTCATGGAAGACAAGAACCTTCGCTACGTTAGGGATGACGGCGAACTCGAAAATGTTATCCAAGAATTAGAAGCTCTGGTTACAGACAATCCAGACAAACAGTTGCTGTGCGTCGATGTCGAAACCACGGCAGTCCAAAGTCTGCTCGACAGCTACGAGAAGAAGTTCAACGAGCATGATGCTGCGCGTCAGACTTTTGACGCATTTCCTCCGTTAGCCAAGTGCGACTCAGAACAGCGCATAAAGCGAAACGAAGCCAAGGATGCGATGGCGCAAGCCAAAGCAAACCTCAACGGTATCGCGAGGCACGTTAAACGTAGTGGCCTCAATGTCTATGTCGGTCAGGTCAGACTACTCCAACTCCATTGGGGTGGCGACGATGTGATCGTCATTGATCGTTGGCAGATTTCCCCGAAGAAATTTAGTGAGCTTGGGGAACGTGTCCTCAATACAGAGGACGTTGTCTGGCTTGCCCACAACGCACAGTTCGATGTGAAGATGCTTTCGCAGATTGGCATCACGCCAGCGAAACATCCGCACTGCACATTGCTGCAAGCGCAAGCACTGGAGAGCGTGAGGGAAGTTTCAAAAACTCTCGCCTCACGTTGTCAGCATATGCTGGGCAAAGAGCTTAACAAGCAGCAACAAGCTAGCGACTGGGGCCGCGATCCTCTGGATCAAAGCCAAATCCACTACGCCGCTGGTGATGTCGTTGCAACTTGGGACCTTCATCACGTTCAGCTTCCAAAGCTCCAGCAGATTCAGCGCACACCAAACGAAGACTGTGAATGGGTCTATGACCTAATGAGGTCTGGCATCCGCGCAGTCAATGAGGTGATGGTCACGGGCATCGCGTTTGAGAGCGAGATGCATAAGGACCTCGCGACGAGACTGGAAGCTGAGAACGAAGCTGGGAGAGTCAAAGCTCTCAAATCGTTTGAGACAGAGAGTGCAGACGGCGCACCTCCAGTGGAGAACCCTGCGTCAGTTCTGCAAGTCGCGAACTGGCTGCGTTACCATCTGGAGAAGTTTCCTCCTTACAACTCTGACGGCTGGCCGAAGACAGACACGGGGCAGTTACGGGTTGGCAAGGAACAGATTCTTGAACACATCAAGATGCTGCCGCCAGACAATCGCGGCCCCTTGTTGGCTATGGCCGCATGGGCTGAAGCGAAGAAGAACAGTTCCACTCTAGGCACCGACTTCAGCCGCTTCATTAACCCCATCAGCAACCGCATTCATGCCAGCTTTCGGATTGGTGGAACCGAGACTGGTAGGTTTTCTGTTACCGAGCCAGCACTCCAGACAATCAATGCGACTGAAGAGTTCAGACATCTGTTTGTCCCGAAAGACAGACACAGTCTGATTGTCTGTGACTACGGGCAGATCGAAGTCCGGGTGGCTGCTGCCATGGCAAACGATAAAGTTCTATTGGATGCCATCGAAGAGGGCTTGGACATCCACAGTCTGACAGCCCGTCACTGCTTCAAAGGTGAGTACCCCGAGGGAGCGGACGATGACTATTTCAAAAAGGGAAAGGGTAAGCCCTTCCGGTCAGCAGCCAAAGCCTGTATATTTGGACTGATCTATGGTCAAGGACCGCGAGGTCTGGCGCAACGCCTGACAAGCAGCGGACACCAGACCACGCCCAACGAGGCGGGAAGGATTCAACACGATGTGTTGGACCTCTACACCGGCCTCAAAAGTTGGATCAATCAAACTCGCAAAACGGCAGATGACAGTGGGTATCTCTGGACCTCGCAAGGTCGAGTCTACGCACCGTCGCACACCTCACAACTCTACACAAAGTCCGTCAATACCCCCTGTCAAGGTGGAGCCGCTGAGATCATGCAACTGTGCTTGTCGAAATTTCCAAAGGTTTGGGGCGATCTCAACGCCAAGCTAGTCCATGTGGTGCATGACGAACTGATTGCCGAGGTCGCAGACAACCATGTGTCTGAGGCGAAGACCATCATGGAAGATGCCATGGCGTGGGCAGCGATAGAGTTTTTCCCAAACATTCCCAAGAACGGTCTGGTCGAAGGCGGCGTTGGCAAGTCTTGGGGTTCAGCGAAATAAGGTCGATTTGATGAGTTACAAGCAGGACAATACTGTCTTCCGCGATCATTTGTCGGAAGAGATTTTCAACAATAAATATCGTCACGAAGGCTGCGAGACTTGGCCTGAGTTGGCTAACACGCTGGTCGAAGATGTCTGCTCTGGCCTCTTAGACAAGACGGATACTGACTGTCTGAAGTGGATGATCTCCACCATGCGGTTCATCCCGGGTGGGAGATATCTGTATTACGCAGGACGCAAACGGAAATTCTTTAACAACTGTTTTCTGTTGGGCTGCACCGAGGACACCCGTGAGCAGTGGGCGAAGACTGTCCACGATGCGACGATGTGTCTGATGACAGGTGGCGGCATTGGCATCGACTATTCTATTTTGCGTGGTGCCGGTTCCAAGCTAGGCGGCACAGGCGGCATAGCCTCTGGCCCCATCGACCTAATGAAAGCAGTCAACAACATTGGCCGCACCGTCATGCAAGGCGGTAGCCGTCGATCTGCCATTTATGCCTCACTTTCGTGTGGACATTCGGACGTTCTAAAATTCCTCAAAGCCAAGGATTGGCACAACCAGAAGATCGAAGGCACTGATCTTTCGGTAGCCCAAGCGAAAGAGGCTGACTTCAATTACGAAGCTGACCTCGACATGACAAACATCTCCATCAACTGGGACACCAAGTGGCTCACTGACTATTGGGAAACCGGAGAACTGTCTGATGTCTGGATGTCGAATGTCGAACAGGCAATGCGAACAGGAGAACCCGGGTTCAGTTTTAATTTCTTTGATAAGGAAACCGAGACCCTCCGCAACGCTTGCACCGAGGTTACCTCCGATCTGGAGGATGATGGCGATGTCTGCAACTTAGGCTCCCTCAATATGTCTAGGATTGAGAACATCAAAGAGTTCGCGCTTTGCACAGAACTGGCAACGAAGTTTCTACTGTGTGGAACTGTGAAGTCGGAGTTGCCTTATGACCAAATCTACAAAGTCCGCGAGAAGAATCGACGGCTTGGCCTTGGTCTTATGGGCATTCATGAGTGGTTGCTCCAGCGTCAGCTTCCTTACGAGGTCACACCAGAACTCAGACGTTGGCTTCACATCTACAAGAAGGTCTCTGATCAAGCGGCGTTCAAGGCTGCGAATGCAGCAAGCCTAAGTCAGCCTGTTGCGCGGAGAGCGATTGCCCCAACTGGCAGCATTGCCATCTTGGCAAGCACCAGTTCTGGGATCGAACCCCTATTTGCTGTGGCGTATAAACGCCGCTTCCTCAAGAACAAGCGGTGGACCTACCAGTATGTGGTCGATGCCGCAGCGCAAAACGTGATTGATCGTTACGGGGTGGACCCAGACAAAATCGAAACGAGCCTTGATCTGTCTGAGAAGTACGAGAAGCGGATTGCTTTCCAAGCTGACGTTCAAGACTTCGTGGATATGTCGATCTCCTCGACAATCAATCTGCCGCAGTGGGGTCATAAACTGAACAACCCCGACACAGTCCAGCCGTTCGCTGAAACGCTGGCGAAATATGCTCACCGCTTACGAGGTTTCACTTGCTACCCAGACGGTAGCCGTGGGGGTCAACCGCTGACCACAGTCCCCTACTCGGAAGCCATCGACAAGCTAGGCCAAAACTTTGAAGAAGGAATGGAAGCCCATGACCTCTGCGATATCACTGGAAAAGGCGGCACCTGTGGTGCCTAGCGAAATGCCCCATGAGAATGAACGCAGCCATGACTATTATCTGCGGATGATCCGAGAGGCGCGGGAAGAGCACCGCGCCAAAGGACATATGCTGGAGGGCGATCCTGAGGACATGGTGAATTCACCTCCTCACTACAATCAGGCGGGGATCGAATGCATCGATGCCATTGAAGCGGCGTTAGGCGTAGAGGGATTTAGGTCCTATTGCCAAGGCAACGTCCTAAAATATGTGTGGCGTTATCAATACAAGGGAGGGCAGCAGGATTTGGAGAAAGCCCTGTGGTATCTCACGAAGATGACTGGGACTTTTTCCGGTTCTCTTCATGTTGTTGGAAGCGATCATAATTGTACATGAAGCTCTCCAACGTAGCCAAGGTGTTGACCGTAGGGTTCCAGTCATTCTTGAACATTTTCTGGAGTGTACCGGGACTCAGGTCACACGCTTGCGCGAGACCGTGGGCAGAGAAACCGTTCTTGTTCGCCCACATCCGCAACTTGTGTAGGTACAGATCGATCCCATACACGGGCGGGTGGTCTTGGAATTCTGACATTTTCTATCCCTGTGTTAACAACATTTTAATAGTGACAAAATCGGTCATAGGAATCAAGGTCTATTCACAGTGAATCTAATTACTCCACAAGAAGTTTCCAAACGGTTAAACTTATCCAGACCAACCATATACCGCTGGATTCGCGAAGGTGAGTTCCCTGATGGGATGATCTTTAGGTTTGGTGGCGTATGGCGAATTGATGCAGACAAACTGACAGACTGGCTTAAAGAAAGGGAAACAAGATGCCAAAAAAATATCCATACTTGCGTGAGCGGCAGACCCCAAAGGGACCTCGGTTCTCGGCAAGGTTCTCTGTAAATGGAGAAGAGTTAGAACACCCCCTTGATCCTACCTTCACGAAAGAACAAGCCGCCATTGCGGCTGTCCAAATCAGACAGGACTTTCTTGATGGTAAAATCAGGAAGAATATTAAGCTGACCTTTGGAGAGGCGGCTAAGAGATTCCTCCAAGATCGTTGGGGCTACTATCCAGACCCACAAGACCCTAACAAATTGGTGTGGGATAAGGCTCTTAGCAAGGGGTCAAAGAAGACCGCCCAAGGTTACAAAAGCTGCATAAATATGCTGATGCCTGTGTTTGGTGATGTCAAAATGGCAGACATCAATAAGCAAGTGCTTCACACTTATGTGCAAGCGAGGCGGCTGCATGAAAGCCCACAAGGCGGTTTCATCACCAATCGGACGGTGCGATATGATCTTCAGACATTATCAGCCATCTTCACATTCTTGGTGAACACCACCGATGAGTTCACGGCTAACCCCCTCTTAGGGTTTGATCGATCTGCAATCCCCCTTGAACCACACAGAACTAGGTTCTTGGAACTGGATGAGATGGACACGTTGTTGAACGCCTCTCGTCAGTGTGTGAACGAGGATATGCATGACCTGATCTTGATGTCGTTCCTGATGGGGCTTCGCCGTAACGAGACCTACCTTTGTTCGCGTGATCACCTTGAACGTGACAGAGATGGGAGGTATCAGTTCAACCTTCCAGCCAGCATCTGCAAGGGTAACTCTGGTCGGGCAGTTCCAGTCCCCAGCGAATTCGAGCCTACCCTCAAGAGGCTTCTCGACAAGCCGTCATGCCCTAGTGGTGGCAACTACTTGTTTTGGTCTAAGCGCACCAAGACTCACTACGTCGATCTGAAGGATGCTTGGACTGCCACTAAGCAGACCGCTGGGATTGACGATTTTAGATGGCATGATCTCAGACATTGTTTTGCCACTCACAGACTGCGGCGTGGAATGTCGATTGCCTATCTGTCAAAGATCATGGGGCATAGTGATATTTCAATTACGATGAAGTATGCCAATCATGCTACTCAAGACTTGCATGATGCGATCTCAGCAGTGCCGATTGACATTGCAGTCAACTATTAGGATAAGATCAGCATGAGAACATCAGAGTCAGAAGGTGGAGGATTTACCCGAAGGGTGAAATATTTACCCGGGATTTCTTACCGAAATTTTTACCCGGATTTTTACCCGTTTGTATGTAATATCGTGGGTATTGTGACCATTTTGTTCTCACTGTGTTCTTTAAGGGAAAATTTTAAGTGCTTCGTAAGTCATTGATATTTAAAGTATAATCACCTAACGCCGGTTTAGCTCAGTTGGTAGAGCGGCTGATTTGTAATCAGTAGGCTTTGGAAAAAAATACTTAATTATCAAACAATATCAGAGGCTTATCAGGGGCGCTTAAAATTTTACCCGAAATTTTACCCGAACCTTTGCCCGAAAAATCTTCTGTAGTTTTTATCGAATCAGAAGGTTTAGAAATTAGTCAGACGGTCTAGGATTTACCCGCTTTACTGGGTTCACCGCATAATATGCGGGGAATCTTATTGGGTTCGCCGCATATTCTCTCTGGCTTTGCCCTTAAATTTTTCTGCTGATCGCATTGCCCCTAATCCCAAAAGACTGAGCGTCAAAGACATCAAGCCCTCAGTCGGGATTATGGGGATCACCAGATCACTGCCAGACACCAAGATCACCCAAACAAAGACAGGCTGAAACACAAACTGCCAGCCCAGACCGAAGGCGCATATCCAAAGGATGGCGGGTCTCGCGCCACTGACAAACAGACTAGGATGCTTCGCGGCCTCGATGTTTGCTTGGGCTTGAGCCAAATCCAATTGGATCATCTGGCCTTTAAGTTCACCCTCGATTTTGGTCTTGAGGTCTTTGTCCTCTACAAATTTGTCTAGGACTTTGCCAGCTACACCGATTACGCTTTCAGCTAATCCAAACATCACTTCTCTCCTAGACTGTAGGGTCTGCCCCGCCACATGAACCGTCCTTTGACCAGAACATCTGGGTTGCTCTCGGCCCTATTTCTGGCTTCAGCAAAAGACAGCTTGTCGTAATTAGGTTGTTCCACTTTCTTATCGGACCCCAGCTTTTCGCTGGCTTCCTTCTTCGCGCCCATAGCCTCTTCGTAGTTGAGTGATTCTTGATAAATCTTTGCCCACTCTGCGCGGCCCTCAGGCGTAACGGCTTCAGAGATAGCGTCATGAAGCTGGGCATCGTCGGTTATGCCGTATTTTTCCGCGAGGAAGTATCTGTTCAAACCTCCCATAGCCGTCTGCATCCAAGCTGTGGGGTTGGTTTGAGGGTTCTTTAGCCACCTCCCGTTGTCAGGTGCGCGGCTCCACCCATGATAGTAGTCCCTACCGTCAGCTTCGCGGACCTTACCAAAGGCTTTCTCTGGCCCATAGGCTTTCCACAGTCCGCGATAATCGTAGTCAGGATCGTCAAAATTAGGTACGCGACCATGACGTTTCTGGAACTCGGAATGGTACGGGTGCTGGGTCATCCAGTCTCTAAATTTTGTTTCGTCATCATTCGACAAGACTGTCGCGCCTTCCCAAGGCTCTCTGTCTAGAATCTCTGTAAAGATATCTGCTGGCTGCTGAGAGACCTCTTTACGGGCTTGGGCGTGAGCGTTGGGCGCAAGCATACTGCCCGTCTTCTGCCAGATAGGTTCGTCTGGGACATTCGTAAGCTCGGGGTTGACGCCCGGGTTGATGGGTTCAGCCACAGTCTGCCGTCCCGGCAAGCGTATCTGCACCTTCGTCTGGTCTAAATTGTCTGGCCTGTCTGGAACGGAGAACTGTCCGAGGCCCTTTACAGCCCCGTACAATCTGCTGTTAATTTCGCCCCACGGGCTGTTAAGACCTTCAGCCATATCCGTACTTCTTCTTCTTAGATTTCTTGGGCTTCTTCTTAGCCACTGCCACAGGCTTTTTAGTTGCCATCATAAACTCCATTGCCCTCACAACGGCGATGCCTACCAGCGGGAAACTTCCCACTGGGTCAGCTTCTGGTCTACGTCGAATGAGGGACATTCTTTGGAAACACCATCAAGGTCTCTATGTCCTAGAATCTCTGCGTTGGGATGCTTGTCCTTGAGTTCAGACAAGAGGTCTCTCAGACTGTCAAACTGTGCGTCTGTGAAATTGTCTGCTGCTTGGTCATCGTCGCCTCGACCACCAACCAGACAGATACCTATGCTCTTGGAATTATAATTCCGTGCGTGAGCGCCACT